CGCGTCACCCACCTATACCAAGCGCCCATTGGTGGCACTGTATCCCATATGCCGCCAGCCCAGCCAGAATATCGGGATCTACTGGCACTGATCCGCTATCTCCGGAGGCAGCGGCGGGCACTTGAGCAGGAACGCCGGCACGGTCAGTTTGGGCGGCGGCACTGGCTCCGCTGCCCGCACTTCCACCGGCTTGTGGCCGCACGAGGGCAAGGCGCAGGCGAGCGCGCAAATCATCAATGCTCTTGTCGGCTTCATCGGCCTTGTCCTTCCATTCGCGTTCCTGGTTGGCGTTGACAGCCTTCTGTGCCGCCAATGCTTCTGCGGCCTTCGCTGCAACGGCTTCACGGAACAGGGCATATTCCTGCCGCACATTGTCCCGCTCATCCTTGTAGCCCTCCCTGAGGCTGTCCAGACGCCAAGCGTAGATCGATAGGGCAAGGATGACGCCAGCGGTTGCGATCAGCTTCCAGTGGGCGCGCAGGGCGCTCAAAGCAAACAAGGGCAGGTTCACAGGTCATCTCCCCATGTGCAGCCATAGAATATCAGGAGGGGGAGCCAGAAGATCATCACAGGTCCGTCACGCACAGGCGATATTCCGCCGCGCGCCTGTTCACGAGGCCCTGCACGACGCGCCCGCCAGCACTGTTCCATCTGGTGATGGCCTTGCATCCACCTTTCATATCGCCACGGTCAAACAGGCGATCAGCGGTGGAGCGACAATAGGCGCCGACCCCGATATTGTAGGCCAGAGAGGTCGCAGCTGCCAACTGATATGGCCTGCCTGCGATCATGGGGGTGCATCGGGATACCGGCTCGGCAAAGTCCTTCACTGCGCCCTTGAGCATGTCGATGCACTCAGCATCGGAATAACGGCGCATCTCGACGCGGGTTTCGCCATAACAGACGGTTGGCACTTTCACGATGTCGAGATACGGATCGTTCCGTTTGCCTTCCCAACTCGCGATCAGCGGGACAGCCAGCACCAGAGCCGCCGCAACCCCGCCTGCCGCTTGCTGTTTCTTACTTGCCGCCATTGCCGCCCCCTTGGGCCACCAGCCGGCTCATGATCACCAGCGCGAACATACCGCAGGCGATCCACCGCTGGCCCGGTATGTCGTCCCGGATATCCTGCGGGATCGTAGGCCACGCCGCCATGAGCGCGCCCCCGAGCAGCGACAGCCGCACCGACCATAGCTTATATGCCTTGCGCCAATCTTCGATCAGCCGCGCCTTGAAGCGTTCGATCATACCTTGTCCCCCAGCACCCGGTCTTCCGAGAGCGCCGCTTGCAACTGCTGCCGAAGCTCGCCAGAGCCATGAAGCAGCAAGAGCGTCTCAAGCTGATTGATGCGCTGCGCCTGCCGATCGTCGCGCTTCTCGCATTCCTCCTTCAGGTCGCTCATCTGCTTCTTGAGCGGTCCAACAAGCACCGTCTGGATGAATCCCCAGCACGCCGCGCACCCCGCGCCGAACGCGATAGCGAGTTGCCCCCCGCTCGCGCCCAGCCAATCTATTCCATCCACACGCGACCCCGCTGTTCCCATGTTCATCATTTCCGGGTTTCCCCGGCCCTTGGCGTTTTCGCCGTTGTTTTGTTGATGGTCATCGCGGCCTCATCATGTCGTGTTCCGCGTTCTGAGGCCGCTTACGCAAACTGTGATGGTGCTGCCGAAATTGTTGGTGATGCGAACCCTAAAGCCCGTCACCGCAATACCAATTTCACCCGCTGCCGGTGAAAGGGTGTTCTTGAACATACTATTAGCCGCCGCCGTATTGCCAACAATGGCGATCCCGGCGTTACCCACCACAAGGAGCGCGCCGTAGCCCGTGGCCTGCGTCTCGGTAATGGAAATCACGCCCGCGCCAGTCTGAAGGTCGAAAGTCCCAGACTGCGCAATCTGCTTGCTGATGCCGGTGCTATCGATCGCCCAGCCAGAAGCAGGATCAACCAGTGGTTGGATTATACCGTAGAAACGCGGGTCACTCCTTGGTGTCAGTTCGTCGTCAGGATAGTGCGAGACAAATTGCATGGTGGTGCGATTGGGCCGGTAATCCCCTGAGCCAATATGATCAGCGAATATCCGTTGGGTTGCCCCGCCCTCCATAACACCGCCCCAAGTGCGAACGCCGCATCCGCTATTCACGGTGCGGTGGGTGATCGGGTAATTGTCGCGAGCCAGCCATATGCCGCTGGGGTTGTGATAATGCTGGATCGCCAGCACATCATTGAGGGGCCCCTCCCAAATGAAGCCGTATTTCGTCGGCCCATCGATGTAGGGCGCGATGATCCGGTTCTTGCCCCCGCTGATATAGTGGGCATACATCGACCCATCGAGATTGAAATTATGGAAATGGTTGTCGGTATGGGTGCCGCCCCAGCCAGCAGAATTAACGGCCATGCCCCCAACGCCTATACGAACGCCCCTGAAGAGGTTGTGCGAAGTCTTGTTGTCCGGGCCATTCTCATAGTGAATGCCGGTTTCCATGGTGTTGGGATCGACATAGGCCGTCATGAAGCCATTGCCGGTGTACGTGGCATAAGCCGAACTATTGAGCGGCGTCGTCAGGCCAGCGTCCGTGTAAAGCTCATATTTGGTGGGCTGGCCCGCTACAGCCTTGATGTAGGCGGTGACGGCTTCAAGGTTGTCCATTCCCTCAAGCGCGTGGAACTCGACCTTCGTGCCGTTGGCTTCGGCGGGAGCCTGCGTGAGCGTGACAACAGCCGGGCTTGCCTTGGTGATGTTGGAAATAGCCCAAGACACCCGCATCGACGGCATGCAGGCCGTGACCAGGGCGGTCCCCGTGAAAGTCCCCCAACCAGTGCTATCGGTGCCCACCAGCTTGAAGGTATTTTGCGAGAGGCGGGCGATCTTGTAGAACTTGTTATTAACTTCCGTCATGCCCGACGCGCCATAAATGGCGACAACGCGGCCATCGTCCCAATTATAATCCGCGACCGTTACCACCGCCTCGGTCGCCTTGGTGATGCTCGTAATGGTCAACTGTCGCGTGAGCGTGCTGCGGTTGATCCGGCAGTTATCGACACGGACGCCCCCGCTGGTGCTGGGACTCGCCATGTCGCCTATCTTCCAGCCACGCAATTTGATATCGATGATCTCCATATCGCCAATGCTGGTTTGTACGGCGAACGGGAGATCAACGCCGATGTCCGCTACAAGGGAGCAGTCATATGCTCCGCCCTTGATGTAGCCGTTCCGCAGGAATTGCTCATAATCATCCTTGACGCCGAAGCGGATGACAGCCTTACCAGTACCGGACGCGCTGGCCCATTTGATGGTCGCGCCTGTCGAAACGTCGAGTTTTATGATCTGGGCTTCACGAATATTCGTTGTGAGCGAGCCTATTGGTTGTTTCCAGACGAGAGTATCGGTCGTCAGGTACACCCCATCGGTAATGCGGCACCCCTTCCCCGACTGGTAACAATAATCGAAGCAGGCTTGGATAGCGGCATAATCGTCCGTGCCGTAGCGCAGCGGAAGATTCCTGTTGGTGATAGCACGAACAGCATTACTGCCGAGCGTGATAATCGTCCTGCTGCCATTGACGTTAGTGATCGTCGCAATAAGCTGCTCTCCGCCAGGACCGGCGCCATCAACGAAAATGCGCATTCCAGCCGTAATCCCGGATGGCAGCGCTGAGTTGAGGTTGAGGACATTGCTGCCCGCCGCCATTGATCCTACCACATAATTCAGGACATGATCGGCTTTCGCCCCAAAATCTTGTGGCGTGACCCATTCACGAGCCTTATCCTGACCCGTCCTTGCCAGCGCGCCTGTGCCCGATTGCAGGAACTTGCCGCCCTGCTCTATCGCTGCCTCACTCTCCTGGAACCACTGCTTCGCCGTCCCATTATCGGAGAGGATGGTGCCGGGGGTTGTGCCCATATCAGCATCGGTCGCGGCAACTCCCACAGCGGTTGCATTGACCTTTGTGGCCGCGTTCCCGCTCGTGTTCTCGACGGCGGTTTCCAGTGCCTGCATCGCCGCCTTGATCGCCTGATTGTCGGGGATGGTCGATCCAGCGAAAGTGCCGAGATTAGTGGCGGTGCGCCCCACGCCTGTTAGCGTGGCCTTGGCGGCAAGCTCGGCATCGACGGTCAGGCCGGACGACGCCCCTGTCTGGCTGGCTGCATCACTCAGGATCGAGGTGCGCACCCACACCTTTGTAGCGTCGAACACAGATCGGATATAGTTGACCTTGCCGCTGTCAGCCGCAACCTGCGCGGTAAAGTCGACATAGTCGCGGGTGGTGAATGTGCCGACCTTACTGACTTCCGCAAGGATCGCGCTGACGTTGGAGACATCCGCGCTCTCAAGTTCTTCAGTCGTATTGTAGGTGCTGTTCGCGGGTCCGGAAGGTCCTACCTCGGCTGGCCGGAAGTCGGGAATGGTCTTGAGAACCACGTCGCCAACAAGGAACTCCAGGGTGTATTCCCCTGAATCGATGTAAAAGGAAAACATCCCATCTGCATCGGTGACGCAGTAATTCAAGGGATCGAACGCCGTACCAGACTGATCCGCATAGATCGGCGCGATCGTGTCGGTATCATCAAACTTCGCGCGGACCTGCACTCCGGCCATGGGAACGCCTGTGCGCCGGTTGTCGACCAGATCGAAGACATGGAAGAGCGGCATCGGTCAGTATCCCACCGCTATATACCAAGTGCTGGTGTTTGAATTTTCAGCGTTATATGCGGTGAACCCTGCCGCAGCCGCACCTAATGTCGCTGGCAGGTTGTCCTGAGAACCGGTCGCGGCTATTGCGCCGCTGCACACCGGGAAGCTGATGTTCGGAAATGCCGCCGCATATCCAACATAGGTTGATGAATTGGCGATGGCATTAAACGTGCCCCAGGCGATCTGGAAAAACGACGAGGCCCCGGCCTGGAATCGGATGTATCCCGGATTTGCGAGCGTTAACCCCGCCACACGAACAGCTCCCAGCGTGAGGCAGGCTGTTGCCGCATCCGCGTCATCGAGCAAGGACCGCATAAAAGCCGTCAGGGCGGTCTGCGCCACTGTATCAGCGCCTGTGGTATAGATGAGATGATCAGGGCTTGTGGTCAGTTCAGCAAGGGCGGTCAGCAGGCCATCCTTGGGCTGATAAGCAGCGGGCAGGCTGTCATACCACGCCTTGATCTGGGCCATGAACTCACGGCCCATGTTGTTCATGTTCGCGGCGGGGCATCCCTCCGCGATGTTGACGGGCCCCACCGTGGTATTCGAGGCTGGATCCGTACTCCAGTCGCTGACCGACATGCTTCATTCCTAATCCAAGCGAGGGCGGCTTTCCGCTGCTGTCTCGCGATGTTGGGATTAGGGATGGTTGGCGCGCGGCCTAGGGCGGCGGCTCAGTTCCCGACTGATAGGCAGAATGTAGCAGAATCGGCGGGAGAGGGAAGGGGGAAAGTCGGGGCTGGACTCGACTCCGCATCATCGATCTGCCGTAATGCCCTGCTGATTCGGGGAGGGAGGCATGCAAGAATACGCGCTTGGGATGGCCGGCATCATGTCGAGTGTGCACATGATGCGCATTATGGTGAACCGTGGCTTGGTCAGCCCTAACGAGGTCGAAACCTTCTACGCCGCCATTATTGATACATTGGCAGAGGAGCCTGAATTGCAGGCGATCACCACCGCCCGCTTGGACGCGCCGATTGCCGAGATCCGCGAGTGGGCCGAGCGCCTTTGGATCGGTAAAGGGCAGACAAATCCATCATGATTGCCCGCATGGCTTCATTCGTTTTAGCGGCGGGACAGCCTTCGCCAATATGAGGGCGTCTGGCCATTTTGCGTTCCTTTCGTGAATAGGGTAGGGGTGGGGAGGCATGATAACACAAGCTACTAGCGCTGCGATTGCAGGCACACTTCACCTCGTCTGCCTTGGCGGTGGCGCCGCCAATCATCCTGACGTCCGCAGTGTTTATGGATATGGCTCGGATGGCTCT